AAAGTAAAATACGTGTATAAGCACGGTGGAGGTTTAATGAGTTCTAACACCAATACATTAATGCGGTTAGAAGCCAAGTATATCCGTGATGGTATCAAGGCCCGCTATCCTGATAAATTAGCTTGCCAAATCTGTGGAACTACAGACGAGCTAGAAAATCACCATTACCATACCGTAACTCTTCTTTGGAATTTATTCAAGAAGAACAACGCTATTGTAATTAAAGACGCTGACCATATTATGTCAGTGCGACATAGTTTCTATGAACAATATGAGAGTCAACTAATTTCTCCTGAAGAAGTAGTTTGCTTATGTAATACACACCATCTGAAACTACATTCTATTTATGGTAAAGACCCTGCCTTATCTACTTCTGAAAAGCAAAAGAGATGGGTAGGTATCCAAAGGGGCAAACATGGCTTGGGGACAGAAAGCGTTACAGGGGCTTAGTAGAATATCTGCTAACCTACGTAAAGAAATGCCTTTATCTTCCTCTGGAGACACTGGTAGCTCTGAAGAAATAAAGCATGGTAGTACTTATAATTGTTACAATGCTTATTCTCTTTTTGAAGTAGTTAATAGAGGCGTTAATTTAATCACAGATTCCCTTGCTTCTATACCTATTGACATAGGGCCTAAAAGAAAGGGATATACTCCTGTTAATAAGGCAGATAGAAACTTACAACAACAAGCTTTATTTAACTTATTAAACGTAGCCCCAAATCCAGATCAAGATAAGGTTGAATTCTTTTCACTTATCACAACGGACTTTTTATTAACAGGTACTATATTAATTTACTTTGATGGTAAATACCTATATAGACTGCCTCCTAGCGAAGTTCAGGTTGTACCCGGTAAAACTAGATTAATCGATCACTATATCTATAGACCCAATGGTCACGAGATTAGATTTGAACCTGAAGAAATTATTAGAGTAAAAGAAAATGCTGCTAATAATGCTTATATAGGTACATCTAGACTATCCAGTGCTCTAACTAGCTTAGGGATTATGGATAAAATGAATTCCTTCCAAGTTAATTACTTTAAAAATGGCACTGTATTAGGTGTAGTTATTGTAAGTAAGAATATTCTTGGAGAAAAAACAAAGGAAAAGATTAAGAATAATATGCGTCAAAACTACAATCCTACAACCGGAGCTAGATCTCCTGTTGTACTAGATGGTGACGTAGATATTAAGAATCTTAACCAACAGACATATAGAGAACTAGATTTCGACGTTGCTTACAAGGAACGTGAATATAAAGTATTGGAAGCCTTAGGCGTTCCACCTATCTTAATTGATTCTGGAAATAATGCAAATATTGCGCCAAATCTTAAGATGTTCTATCTAGTTACTGTAATGCCTATCCTTAGTAAGCTCTTAGCCGCTTTCGAAAGATATTTCGGATACGACCTTAAAGCTGCTATTGGTGAAGTTCCGGCAATGCTACCAGATCTTCGTGAAAGAGGTGCCTTCTTAACTTCTCTAGTTAATTCGGGTATCCTTACAAGAAATGAAGCTCGCGAAGAAATTCGCTATGCTAAAGCAACCGATGAAATTGCCGATCAACTTATTCTTCCTGCCAACGTTGCAGGAAGTAACAGCGATCCTAATGTAGGAGGAAGACCACAAAATGCCCCAGCAAAATCCGCAGATTAAGGATTCATTAGTAGGGCAGGAATTTGAATTAAGCGCGATCTTTCAAAAAGAGATCGCTCCTTCTTCAGACTCTGCAACTGATAATGCGGGACTTGACGAGTATGTAGATATTAGCGGCCTAGCCTCTACAAATACTATGGATAGACAAGGCGATATAATTCCTCTGTCTACTTGGCAAGATCCGGACGCCCTTAAGAATTATATGAAAAACCCGATTGTTCTTGCGTATCATGATCACGAAGAGCCAATCGGTAATGTCACCAACCTAGAGATTAGAGAAACTGGTGTTTTTGTTACAGCTAGAATCTATAAGGCAGCTAATCCTGAAGTTTTTGCAATGGTTAAGGCCGGCGTATTAAAGACTTTCTCAATTGGTTTCCGCCTAAAAGATCTAGACTATGACGAAACACTAAATGCTTGGATTCTCACTAAGATTGAGATGTACGAGCTGTCTGTAGTTAGCGTCCCTGCTAACCAGGATGCTTTGTTTAGCATCGTTAAACAACTTAAAGCTGCTGGTCATAGTAATGACCTAACAAATAAAAGACAGGAGAATAAAATGCCTACCCCAAATTCACAAACCACAGAATTAACTCAGGAAGAGCAAATTGCTAAGGCAGTAGCTGACGCCCTTGCACGTAAAGATGCAGAAGCTAAAGCAAAGGCTGATGCTGAAGCTAAGACAAAGGCTGATGCTGAAGCTATCGCCGCTTCCGTACTTGTACAAGTTAAGTCCCAAACTGACGCTCTTATGAGCGACATTAAGAAGTCCCTAGAAGTTGATGGCAAGCCACTAAAAGATACTATTGCTGAATTCCGCTCTGAAATCGATGCTAAGTCTGCAGAACTTGCTGCTCGTGCTAACGGTAAAATGGAATACAGTGGTACTAAGGCTACTGGCCCAGTATCTAAGGAAGACCGTGAAAACGCAGTACTTCTTGCTACTCTTATGGGCAAGAAGATCGAAGATACTACTTTCGGTAAGAATCTTCGCCAAAAGGCTGCAGGTTTCAACACCTCTAATACTCAAGTTCATATTCCAGGCGATCACACTATTAACGATGCAGATTGGGAAACTGAATTTGCGACCAACTTCTGGATGGATGTTCGTCGTGACCTTGTTGTAGAACAAATGTTCCGTACTATCTCTATGAACACTGCTTCTATGAGACTACCAGTTGTTCCAGATCAAGGCTATGCTAACTACATTGCTGTAGACAACCTTAAGGGTCCTAACTCTACCGCAGCTGTAAACGGTGGTAACCGTCCAACTGAAGTCAACCTGATCGCTCACAAGCTTTCTGCTGCTGACCGTGTTGGTATCGAAGAAACCGAAGATACTATTCTTCCTATTCTTGGTCTAATCCGTGACAACCTAATGCGTCGTATGTCTCGTTCTTCTGATCGTAGCTTGCTTCGTGGTGTTGGTGCTACTGCTGCTGATCCAATCAAGGGCCTTGCACAATATGCTCTTGACGCTGGTAATAACTATGAGCTATCTATCGGTGGTGGTGATAAGTTTACCGCACTTCACCTACAGAAGGCCCGTCGTCAACTAGGTGTATTTGGCCTTCGTCCACGTGATATCGCTTACGTGTTATCTACTGATGCATACTACGATCTTCTTGAAGATCCAGATATGCGTAAGTACTTCGACGTAGGTCCAGCAGATGCTACTATCCTTAATGGTCAAGTAGCTAGTGTTAACGGTACCCCTATCATCCTTTCAGATGAGTTTGCTGCTAAGGGTGTTAACGCTACTGCAGGTCTTGTTGTTAACATGCGTAACTTCGTAGTTGGTAATCTTCGTAACATTACCCTACGTACTGATACTGAAATTGCCAGTGATTCTAATCTTCTTGTTGCTACCCGTCGTTTCGGCATGGTGGAAATGGAAGCAGGTGCAGTCTCTGCAATCCAGTGGATTGCTTAATACCGGAGGGGCTTCGGCCCCTCTTCTTTCCTTATGGAGAATATTGATGCTATTAGATCTTACTACTTATAAAACATTAAAGAATATGAATCCTAGTAATACTGCTCAGGATAATCAGATCAATGCTCTAATATCATCAGTGTCCTCAGCTATTACAAGCTATATTGGTGTTGATTTTCTATCTTACTACTCAGTGGATAAAATAGAATACTTTAATGGTAGAGGCTCTTTTTTACCATTAAGTGTATACCCTATTAAAGAGGGTTCTGTATCTGTTTACTACTTAGATGCTGACTTAGTATATCAACCACTTGTGGAAAATACAGATTATTATGTAGATTACGAACTGGACGGTATATCCTCCGTTTCAGGTAATCCTTTTACATATACTCCTCGCCCACGTTTAATGAAAGTTGTTTATAGAGGCGGATACGCTTCTTGCCCTGTGGACATTCAAATGGCCGCAGCAGAACTTATCGAATTCTATTTGAAGCAAGAGAAAGTACCTGCAAAAACCATGGGCGGCGCAGAGACGATGCAATTTAATGTAACGCCACAAGGTAGGCTACCTAACCATATAGCCACAGTACTTGATCTTTATAGAGTACCACTACTATGATTTCCGACGCCGTAAT